TAGCAGAGTTACCAGTAACTATTCTGTGATTTAATTTATGTTGTAGATCCCAAAAGGTTTCTTTGTCTAATCCGGGACCGTCTTCTTTGGTTTGATCAACTTTTTGTATGTTGAAAACGTGTAATTTGTCTAGTGCAATCTTAAGACCTTCAAAAAATTCATCGTTGCCTGCCATCATTTCACGGGCAATAACACCTTCTTTGAACAGTCTGCTATTGTCAGACTCCAATTCTTGTAGTATTTTGTATGGCTTCATCATACATTTATTATAGTATAAAGGGGAAAAAGTGTCAATAGGGGGGCAAAACCCCCCTATTTTATTGGTTTTTTAGAATGATAATGAAACACCCATTGCTGGTGTTGTTTCTTCAGAGTCCAAATTATAGTTTGCTTCTACATACCAAGTTAGATCTTTCCAAGTTGATTTGTATCCAGCACCTACGTTTTGTGACCAGTCGCCTTCATCTCCATCTACGTATGCAGATAGGCTACCTACCTTAATCATTGATTCGTATGCAACTTCGTTAGCCAATGATGAATCGTGTGTTGCGACAGTTGACAAAGTCATACCTTCCGCTACATCAAATGCTACTGTACCCGCATAGATGTTGTCATCTGTGCTGATTGTATGATCAACACCCGCACCAAGTGTGAACTTGCTTACAGTTGTTGAGTATGTTGCTTGAATTGTATCAAAGTCTGTTACATCTGTTCCAGTGTCAGTGAATTTTGCTCTTGCTTGGAAGTTACCCATTTTTCCAATTATGCTTTCGCCAAGATCACTAGGGTTAGCAATCTTGTTGTTACCCACTACTTCTAGACCTCCATCTAAAAAAATGTCACCTTGTTTTCCGTATTGTACGGAAGATGTTTCAGATAGGTTTGCACCTAAATGATACTTGTCTAAAATGACATCGTCATTTGCATCAGTTTTGATTGCGATAGAACCAAATCCAACACCGCTGTCACCAGCGATACCCATTTCGATTTTTTTAGTTGCGATATAATCGTTGGCTGTATTCTCAGTCATATCAACAGATACCTTACCTGTGATGTCAGCAGAATGAGCCGTGGTCGCAAAACCTAAAGCAATCATTAATGCTACTAGTTTCTTCATAGTATTCTCCTTGTTTATTAATAAACCGTATACCACATCATCTTGTCAATGAATAGAGGCATACCGCAGTATATAGTGCGGTACAACCTCCGGGTTATGTGTATTGATTATTAAGTTGTGGATAAGTTAGTATCCATAAGATTAAATTTTAGTGTAGGCTCACTGTCTTGCAGTGATCTTTTTTACGGAATCCTAGATGTGCCAGTTCATCTGAATCACCAAACACACACAGATAGGCACTGTCTTCACAGTCTCTGGTATTGTCATACACACCATCACTGATCACACAGGTGTTGGTTTTCTTGTCGTGGTAAACAAATGCGTGGCCTTTGAGATGATTATCCCAATAAATGAACACATCTTTTCTACGCCTCATACAATTATTTATAAGTATCTTGTATGGCCAGCCTTTTTTCTAATCAAATAGACCGTGTTTTATTGATTACTCCGTATTGGAGGACTGGATCATCTTTCCTAGGTGGTATGTATTGCAAACACAACGTACTGCAAAACCTAGATGAAATGCTGTATGATCCTGAAATTGATCCAACCAAAGATCATAAGAAGATTGATATAGAGCAAGTGAACTATAGATCGGCATCTGGAAAGATACATCCTATTATGCTAGAAACTATCACTGAAGATTATAAAAATTTTGATATTAAAAACTGGTTGAAACAGAATGATGGATGGCTAATCAAAATAAATGCTGATCAAATACTGCACACAGATGTTTTGATTGATAGGAAAGATCTTGATAATTTTTTCACGCAGTCAAACAATGCCATAATCATCAATTACAGAAAAGACATTGTAGACATATCGATGTCAGTGTTTGAAAGTATGGTGTCTGGTATATCACACGAACCCAATTACTATCTGCACAAAAGATACCACGGCGTCATAGGATATAAAAAACAAGTGTTTAAGAATGACCAAGCAACACAAGAAAAACTAATAGTTGCAACACAAAAATTGTTTGATCAATCTATCAAACCTTTTACAGAATATTGTAATAAATGGTTAGCACGACACGAAAATTTGCAACCCTATTTCAAAGTAATTTGTTATGAAGATTTTGATCAATACGATGAATTGCGTGATGAATTGAATCCTTACAAGAAAAATGATGATTATCAATCACTGTGTGACATCATAAGAAGTAGAATTAAGACACCTAAAACAATGGATTTTATCAACAATCAGTTTGTTTTCAATTAGTCTTTTGGAATAGTTGAGTTGGGAGTTCCGTCTTCGACCACATATTCTTTTTCATCTTCAGTCTTGTACTGCCAATCGTCAGTGTCTCCAACTGACCATTTAGGAGTGTTTTCTACTGTGTAGTTTTGCGAACACACTTTGAAGTCTGGCATCTTTCTGTTAGGGTGCACCAAACTTTGATCTGTGAATATCACTCTATTGTTTGGCTGTGCCGCGAACTGGCCGTTGTCCATTTTGATTATATTGAATGATTTGTGTTCTGGGTCGTGTTCTGAAAAGTTTGTGTTCAATGCATTTTGATCTCTGTGGCAATTATCAATTGTAAAGATGTATTCGCCTTTGTGCATTTTTTTATCTTTGCCAAAAAATTCGCAATCGCTCAATAAAGGTTTTCTGATCACGGTCAAATCGTAATCAAAACAATCCCATATTTGTAAATGATCTAACGGCAATTGATTTTCTTTGTCATAATCTTCTTTCCAAACAAATGCTGATAATGGCAATTTATCAAAAGATGCACCATAGTCTGTAAGTAAAGTTTCAAAGTATAAAGCCTTGCCCATAACACTTTTTACTGAAACCCAAACACCAGGAGTTAGTTCACCGTGTCCTTTTTGTAAATCATATAGATACTCTTTCTTTACGTATACTTCTTGTGGTGGTAGGTTATGTACTAGAAAAGACATACTTTTTCCTTTGTTAACCGTATTTATAGAAACTTATGAGAAGTTCTTCTGAAAAGTGTCTATTTTGGTTTCTTTATAATTTTTAAATGACTTAAAATCTTTGACTGAAAAAGTCTGTTTGCCCATCACCCTTATGAAGTCGATGTGCGGATGACTCTTCAATAGTTGTAGATAGTGTGGTGTGTATACATTGAATGACTCATCATCTTCCCAAGCCTGTTTGTAGTTGTTTGAATTTTTATATATGTTGTTGATCAAACCATTAGACGAACCTAGATCGTGTCCGATCAAAAATATTTCCTTCGCTCCGTGTTGGATAGCAATCAAACTTGCCGTCACACCAGCACACAGTCTGGCACTGCTTTTAAACAAAACAAAGTTTTTGTGTAACTTTTGTAGGTCGGAGTATGGTGTGTACACCTGCCAACGATCTATGTAATCTGTTTTGGCAATTTCTTTAGCCATTGTAGGATCCACTGTGATCAAAAAATCCGGTCTCAGATCTCTATAGATACCATTGCAACCATATATGAATCCGTATTTAGATAAAGGACTTACATTAAGTTTTTGTCTGCTTTCACCGTTGCCTAATACAAATGCTTTCATATGGTTTTAAAGAATATATCTAATGACTCAACTCTTTCTTCGCAGTGATCTATAAAGTTTTGAAAGTTCACAACTGTCTCTCTGAAAAAGTTTTTGTGTTGTTGCCAAGTTGGTGGTGTTGTTATGTGCCTAGGCACGATCCAAACAAATGAACATTTTTGATATGATTCAAAAAGTTTTGCAAGTTGATAGTGCCAGTATTTAGGATCAACTGGCTTGTGATCTTCTGCATCATAATTTTGTGTGCCTTTGTATATGTTGTTGACTTTTTGTTGTCCTTGTTCTGTCAAATCGAATCCAAGTAAAAATATTAAATTTGCTCTCTGGCCCATCCATCCCGCTCTTGAAGATGTACAGGCAATATTGATTGCGTGTGGTCCACTGTTCCAATGCCAAGGATCATCTTCTCTCAGTGTTCCTTTGTATGGCAAATCAGGATATGCCGTGCAGGCGTGATTATTTGCCCAGTTCGGTCTGGTGTAAATGGGATTGGCAAAAGACTTTCTTGCTTCTGCGACCATACGTTGATCACAACAACTTAATATATCCGGTTTAAAATCTCTATACAAAGCATTACACCCAACAGTCAATCCAATAGGTTTTAATTCAGGTAGATCTATTGCTGATCTACTTTCACCATTACCTAT